CCGTTGTTCCTCTGCCTTGATTCATTGGGTATGCTGTCTACCACCAAAGAGGTGGAGGATACCGCTGATGGTAAGGAAACAAGAGATATGACTCGTGCTCAAGTGTTAAAAGCGGCGTTCCGAGTGCTAACCCTGAAATTAGGGAAGGCGAAAGTCCCTATGGTGGTGACCAATCATACCTATGACTCTATGGGTTCAATGTTCCCTACCAAAGAGATGGGTGGTGGAAGTGGTCTGAAATATGCGGCCTCCTCTATTATCTTCCTATCCAAGAAGAAAGAGAAGGATGGTACAGAGGTTGTTGGTAATATCGTGCATTGTAAGAATCATAAGAGTCGTCTGACCATAGAGAATAAGATGGTTGATGTACGTCTGACCTATGACAAGGGATTAGACAAGTATTATGGACTATTGGAGCTTGCAGAGAAATATGATATATTCAAGAAGGTATCCACACGATATGAGATGCCTGATGGGACGAAGCAGTATGGTAAGTCCATATTGAATGACCCAGAGAAGTATTTCACCAAAGACATCATGGACAAGATAGAGATTGCCGCTGACAAGGAATTCCGATATGGCAATCATTAAGACGATTGAGGATTGCTGTACACCCATGTTTCTAGAGTTCATGAAGTATCAAGCACAACAGAGTGAGTGTTGGCATATGAAATACCCTATGGGCCCTAATTCACCCTTTGAGAAGAAACATCTCAAACTAGATGTTGTTAATGGTGGTAAAAAAGATGCAAACAATGATACACAGTTGGCTGGTATGGCTATGAGTCTTCTTCTGAATATCTATGAGAAAGAACCAAAGTATTTCTATCCAGAGATACTTTTCTGTGGTATATCCCTCAAGGATAGACATAGAGAGGATAACTACCATACCGACCATGTGAATGATGCTCTGAAAGACAAGAAGATTATTAAACTACTCGGTGTATTGAACTCCGATTGGGATTGTGCCGTTGATGGTGGTGGATTCACGCATGGTGGGAAAGTCTTTCCCCTCGTACCATGCGATTTCCTATTATTTGACCCCAGAGTCACCCATAGGGCTGACGATATCCTATCCGATAAGAAAAGACTCGCAATCGACTTTACCCTTAGAGCGCAGTAATTCGTTTCCAGTATAGGATTCTTTCTATACGTCTACGTCTGCGTTCTTCTATTAATTTTAGATATTGTATTAGTGTTTGTTGATTCATAACACACTCCTTATTCAAAGAGTGCGTTCCTTCCCCTAGATTGGGTACTTCCGTCTATATGATGAACGTGATACTATTTAGTATTACCATTGTCTTAATGTGTTGGCTATTATTGCAAAACATGTAATTATATGTAAACATATCCATATTGTGCGTATGATTGCAACCTTATCTGCCTTATCGTCTTCATCAAATGCTTTAATGCCGATTGCCTTGCACCAATATTTCCACATTAGTGTCCTGGCCCTGTGTAGAAATCTTTCTCTTTTTCCTCATATGCATGATACACAAGCACATGCGTTTCACAGTTAGGACAACTGAAATTGCTAACCATATCGTATTCGTCTTCGTCATCTCCGTCATGGTCACCACCATGTATTAACTCTGTGCCACAATGTATACAGTTAGTCATTTAATGTTACCCCTTGATTTGATTTAAAATGGTCTGATTTTATCTTTTCAACTTCGTCAATTGGGTGGTTGACAATATTAAATGATATGCTACGTCTTTCACCCTTACCATCTAAACTACGGAATGGATATACTTGATGTGGTTGTAGACCACCAAATATATACAATTCACCAACCTTTGGATTGACATTACAATTACTTACACAATACCGTCTATCTGCACCACTATTATTGGTAAACACAAGTGAGCCATCATCTGTGCGTTGCTTATGGGGTTTTGTTGTGTCCTTTTTATCTTTCTTATATTCTGGTATCTTTAGATAGAGAACGCCTGATACTGCAGCTGCTGGGTGTGTATGTATTGGATTGTATTCTCCATCTTTCTGGGATACTGTCCACATGCTGATAAACTGCATGTTCAAATCTTCTTTTTTTAAATTCCATGACGGCTCCCAACCAAATCCTTGATTGAATTGATTGAATAACCATTCACGACTACAATTTATTAGAAAGTTTAGTATGTTTGTAGGAAGTTCTCTTATGTTTATTTCTAGTTCTTCATCTACTTGACCTACAAGACTTTGACCATAACTTGGTGTGTTTGGGTCTTCTCTCATCTTATCTGTGTGTTCTATGAGTCCTTGTGTGATGTTATCTGGCATGGTAATTTTGTATATTAGATTAGACCATGGCTGTATCACTTCAATCTTAACTTCTTCTGTCATATTTTCTCTCAATTCTGGTGCCACAAGCAGGAGTCGAACCCACGACCTGATGATTACAAATCAACTGCTCTACCAACTGAGCTATTGTGGCATTGTTCTTAATGCGTTCCAACTAACTGGAAACTGTTCTCTACACAATTTATCTATATCGTTTGCAATATCTTGTGTTTCTTTTTGTGCGTCTTCTTTACATCTTAAATTACATACTCTTGCAAATGCCATAAGCGTACCACTCCAATACCATTCGGTCATTGTACTTTGTGGTAATACCATTCTAGCCATTTCTGGTGCTACACCTTGTCTTATTAATTGTTCATATGACCACTTGGCTTGTTTTAAAGCATGTTGATAATGATTAACAATATCACCTCTTGGATTTATATCTACAGCTTTATCTGCACTACCTTGTTTTATATTTTTATCAGGCCTCGCTCTCCACTCTTCAGGAACATAAAATTCTACTTCTGTATCAACATATCTTCGTGACACTTCATTCCACACAAGTCCAACTTGGTGTTTGACTAATTGACGTGCCACAAAGATGGGGGCGGTTACATGAAACTGTAATGATGCGTGTCCGAATGGACTCCAATGATTATGTTTTGCTAGATAACGTATGAGTCGTGAATCATCAACGACTTCAAATTCTTTATTTTCTTTTGCGAATGATACTCTGGCTGCGTTCACAACAGATAGGTCTGTTCCCATGTGGTCTATCAATTTAACACTCATAACAACTCCGTAATTACATAAAAAAATAAACTGATAATAAGTGCAAGTGGAAATGTCCAGTTAACCCATAACCACTTATCTTTCTCTTGTTTCACAAACCACTTGCCTGTGGTTCTTAACCTTCTACGTCTTTCTTTGTCCAAGGCCATACTATATGTATTCCTAAACGATTGTAGCATAGATACTTATAGGGTATCAAACTCCACAGAATATTTAGTTTTTTAAGTGATGGTTTGTCGTTCCAATTCCAACACTCATATATTCTCCAACGTATTTTAGCCATACCTATGACTGCTGGATAAGATTCCTTTATCTCTTTCTCTAACCACTCTTTACTGAAAGGTTCTAATTCTTTCATGCTGCAAAAAACCTAGTGTGTTCTGACATTAGATAGAATATGAAACCGAACCAGAGTAAAACCCATAGAACAATCCAACTATTTTTCATTATTCCTTGCATAGATAGCCCATAATATTCCTATTGCAACTATACCTATTAATCCTTCTTCACCTAACTCAGCAACAAAGAACACAACATTCTCTATGACTGGTGGGAAGAATGGTGTGTAGACACCAAATAGTATTTCTGCAACGATACTTAATGCGATTAAGCAAACACCTACCTCTGTAGTTTTCCTTAACCAATATATCACTTTATCAATCATAATTTTCTCCTATTTTTAATAATAACAAATACCTTGACGTTTGTCAAGACATTTACGAACCATATTTCATTTGTTCTGTATAACTACATAGAGGACAAACACATTCTTCACACTCACACATTATTGCTTTATCTGTAGCGCCTACACCTATCGGCTCTTCACACATTGATTGACAATGACTTTCACATGAACAGTTTGAACAATAATATTTTACTGTATTTGATTCGTCTAATGTAATCATGCAATGTTAGTTTTCTTCCATAGCAGAATCTACATGACCTCTATTGATAATATGCTGTTCTGCTATGTCTTGTTTAGATTGACCATAGTATGCAACGGCATGATGATTTGTTATCATCCAATCATTTAATATGATATCATAACTACCGTCATTTACTCTAAACTTGCCTAGAATACGACCAAACTTTCCTGACTTATCTTTTTGTGTGATAAGTGTCTGCATTGAGCCAAGAGGCATAAACTTTTCTATCCAACCTTTGGCAATCAAACCGTATTTCTTTTCATCTAAATCTCTGGTTCTACTCTCTGGCGTGTCAATACCGTATAGTCTTATACGTTCTTTGTGCATCCATACACCAAAGCCTAAATCTATATCCACGTCAACTGTATCACCGTCAACAATTTTTACAATCTTACATCTATATTCGTACATTGTTTTTCCTAACTATAATATGGTGCGACTTCAGAATTCTCATCATCTACACCTTCTACTGATTTAACTTCTGGTATATGATACTGCAATAGTTGTTCTATACCCATCTTTAGTGTTGCAGTTGAAGAACCACAACCACTACATGCTCCACTCATAAACATGGTTGCAACACCTTCTTTAAAAGAATGTAATGTTACTACACCACCATGCATTGCTACAGATGGTTGTATCTGTATGTTTATAAGATTTTCAATCTCTGCTATTACTTCTTCATCTGTTCTCATATGTCTACTGCTCCATGACCGAATCTAGCATTTTTCTCTATTGCCTCTCCTCTTTGCATACAAGTATAATCACCTAATTCTATTAAAACATTTTGTGTTTGCCATTTTATGTCTGCTTCAACTTGCTCTTTAACACCTGGCTCGTTTAAAAATGATTGGCAACTTGCCTCATCTTTAAATCCTTGTGTGTATTGCATGTAACCCTCAGGCGGCGATAATGTAGTAATAACTAAAACTGTTATATACCATAAATTCATACTTATCTCCTATTTTTAGCCCAATGCTCCCAATATGGAATACATTGTTTCTTATTAACATAATCCATTGGTAGCAATTCACATTCTTCTACATACCTTTTAATTCTTTTTACACACCCATATTCTAATGTGTCAATCCATTCTCTTTCATAATATAACACACTTGGGTCTTTTTCTACTTCGTATTGTTGTTGTAAACATTGTTCTAGACTGTTGTACTCTATTGCTGAAGTGTATTGATTATTGAATACAACAACGAAGAAAAATGTCCATATATTTATGGTCATTGTTACACACCGAAACTCTCCCCACAACCACATTGTGCTGTGGCATTAGGATTGATAACTTTTAGAAAGCTACCACCTAATTCCTTCACATAGTCTATTGTGCAACCCAATACATACATTTCTGCTATAGGGTCAACGTGAAGGTTTTCTACAGTTGGTTTCTCATCTGTGGTATCCCACACATAAGTAAAACCACTACACCCACCCCCTTGTACGCTAAGGTAGACGTTTGGTTTACCAACTTGTTTTAGATATTCTCTTGCTGATTCTGTTAATGTTACCATTGAGAAACTCCTACTATTATTTAGTGAACTGTGGGTTTCTCTGACCTCATTTGACGCAATAATATTGTTAGTACTGTTGCCCAATAATTTTTAGCCCAATCACTCTCTGCGTTGTCTAATGCTGTGTATACATTGTCTATACGTGTTTCTGTATTATTCATTTTTACCTTTTGCTTCCTTTTTTCTCAGTTCTTCTAATTTTTCTTTAGTTATATAATCTGCATTGAATGATATACTACGTCTTTCACCCTTACCATCTACACTACGAAATGGGTACACTTGGTGGGGCTGATATCCAGTAAATAGATATAACTCACCTGGCTCTGGATTAAATGAACATATTCCACTCGCAAATCGTCCATCTAAACATGCATTGTTGACAAACTCTAAAGCACCATCAGTTGTCCTTGACCTTGTTTTTGAAGTCTTCTTCTTTCTGTCTGGTAAGTATTCTGGTATTTTTAAATACAACACACCAGAAACACAGCCAGTGCCATGAAGATGTAAAGGATTATATTCATTATCTTTTTGTGATACAACCCACATAGATTCAAACTTCGTAAAGACATCATCTTTTGTAACTATATTTGCTTGAGCTTTGTCCCACCCATATGCTTGATTTAAAGAATCTGTTACATATCTTTGAACACAAGACAAAATAAAATCGCTATTTTTTTTATCTAAAACATCTGTGTCTAAAAAACTTATCACTAATTCTGAGTCTATCTGTCCAGCAAGTTTTTTACCAGCACTTTCTGCATTTTTGTCATCCATAATTTCATCTGTCATTTCAATCATAGATTTTGTTATTGAGTCTGGTATTTTTAGACGAACAATCATGTTAGACCAAGGCTGAAAAACCTCTACAAATACTTTGGTATCTTCTTTTTCAATAGGACTTTTACTGTCCACTTTCAAAATCTTTCATCATATTCATCATCTCACGCATCATACCCCCCATGCGTTCACTCATCTTTGAAGATTTATCTTCTTTATAGTGTGGTATACATATTATCTTTGCCATAGGGTCTTGTAGTAAAACCTCTGTCTTTGCTTTATGACATTCTTTCATAGATGGCATATGTGTTCGCATATCTCCATGTATGTACATTGATGTTATTATCATTATTGCTGTTATCATAATTTTCTCCAACCACTTACATCACAAACCCATTTCTTACCATCTATGAGTACTTGGTCGCCAACACTAGTAGACCTACATGCCTTATCTGGGAACATAGCCTCTACATCTTTGTTGTTCCACCACGCATCATTGATACTGTTGGTTAACATAAATGCTTTATCTAATTTTTCTGCTATTGAATTTTTTGAATTTACCCAAACCATAGCGACTACTCTTGGGACATCTTCAAATGCTGTGTGTATAACAGAAACCATTTCCTTGTTATACATTTTGTCATAATTATCAATTAATTTACTCATAATATTTCCTCTCATTAATCTGAATCACTATGTATAGTGTACCAGATTATGAAGGGTTTGTCAAGGATTATCTACGTTTTTTCTTATCTAATTCGTTTCGTATCCATTGCATGGCCCTAGTATTCTTAACTTTTTTCTTTACAAGACCTCTTATCTGTTTAGACACCATATCGAATACATCATCACCAGCATCATTATTATCCACAATCACAAGTCCTTGTCTAAAGAACTGACTGAACTTACCAAGATTTTTTTGCACATCATTCCATGACTTAGTAACGATAGGAGTAGCGATAGTTCTAGCACGCATTGCATTACGTTCTAGTGCAACATCAAGTGATGTGTTGACATATATCATATATGTGTCATACCCTAGTTGTTGTAGTTCTGTGGCTTCCTTTGAAATCTTATCATAATCTCTACCAGTACCATCAATGATGATACCAAGACGACCTTCAATATATCCTGCTTTTCTAGATGCAGTTGTTTGTTTTGCTCTATCTCGTACTACATCTCTTGGTTCTGTTTCAGATGCTGGCATCTTTAGGGACAAGTTTGCCTTCTTCAGTTGATGTTCAAATGCATCATCTGAGTTAACCACTCTTAAACCTAATCCACCTGTGGTGCGTCTGACAACGAATGACTTACCGCTGCCAGGCCCACCAGCTATGAAGAACGCCTTAAATATGTTGGGGTCGTACACCCCTTCTTGTAGTTCGTTGAAGTATTTCATCTTTGACCTTCTCTATTAACTCGTATTTATCGGTTTTCGTATTGGGTTGTTCAATTCTCCTATGTTGTAGTTGAAAGTTCATGTTCTTAATTCTGTGTTTGCGTTTTGCGTTAGCCATAAGTTTATCCCTTCGATAATTTAAATTTTGAGTTTTACTTTTTTTAATAGAGAGTTCTCCTTTATTGTTGTTGTGGTACTGCGTCTTTTACAGCACTAAAAATTATTTCATGTTTCTTTTCTACTTGAGTGAAGATGTGTCTTGTTTGTGTAACTAAAAATTCTCCTTGATAATCTGGGTCAAGTCTATTTCCAAACTCACTATTTGCTGGTTTATCAAACACAATTTTTTGACCAGCATTTAGAGTGGTAGTTCCGTTTACTCGCATCTGCACTTTAATTCCATTACCCAATTCAGCAAATCTTGCTTTACGGTGAAGTAAAGTTTCTGATAATTGATTTGATGTGACAGAAGATTGTCCATGATGTTGTGCGTCTTGAAAATCTGTGGTTGTTGATGTGGGATTAACAAATATTCTTGAATCTGGAAAATTTCCTATACCCCTTTCGTCACTATAAATAGGCATTGCATCTATCCTGCCATGTTTTTCAAAATCATTAAAATACCCATAAGTATTTTTATTGTAACTCTTGTTATATATATCATGCGTGATAATTGTAGAACCTAACATTCCACTTTTTATGTTCATTAAAGTATCATTATTTCCTGTAATGTTATAGTTTATAACTGCTTCTAGTTGTGATTGAATATCAATTGTTTTATTGTCTAAGAGTTCTCCAGCTTGAGTTGCATTATACACGCCTATCGTGTCTTGATTATATAACTCCTGTAAACTTATAAACCAAAATCCCCTCAGATTTTCAAAAAACAGATAATGGGGAGATGCACTTGTTGCTGATTGTGCTTCCAATGCAAGATTTTGTATAAGCATGTATGGATGTAAGTTTGGAGAAACTATGTTTCTAACGCCCTTAGTTGGTTCTATGAATAGTTCTTTTTCTGTTTGAACATAAAGGTCATTTGTCAAAGCATCCTCTACTATGGTAGATATATTTCCGTTATAACTCTTTGATATTCTTCTACGGTGGTTTAACATAAATTCTGGGGATACTAAAGACAATTCATATATTGAAGCTCCAGCATTTGCGTCTTCTCTTGCACCAACTTTATATACTGAAAACGTCTGTTTGATAGCGTAATCGTCCAAAGAGGGGGTTTCTATTTCTAACTCAACAAACTCTTGTCCATAAATTCCAATATTATTAATAAGGTCAGCTGTATCTACTACCATCAAACTTGCTGAAATTGCATTTAAAAATATATTTTCAAAAATATTTATTTCTAATGTTATCCCAGTTAAATCTATACTTTTTTGACCATCAGCATTAATCAACTGTAATTTTTTTAACGTATATTCACCAGCATACTGTATACCGTAGCCTGTTCCACTCATAGACATTACAATACTGACTCTCTCATTAGGTTTACATATTCATCTACAAATCGTTCTACATATCTTGGGTCAAGTAATCGAATTTTTCTTTTTTTATCTTGTAGTGTCTCTTCATATTCATAGTTTGTAACCGTTGTTGCAGACGCATAAAAGTCTGTGTCACCAGTATACAATGCAGAATTATTATATACCTCTATTTTAGTATCGGTATCACCAGAACTTTGTGCAATTTCATAATGATGTACACCACTCACATTGGAAGTTCCATCTGTGTTAACATATTTTTCAGTAACATATTTACTAAATTGTATGTATGACATAGGCCATTGATGATAACGGTCTGTGATATCATTTACAATAAGAACAACCCAATGTAAAGTTGCATCATCATACAATTTGTAAGCAATAGACTCTGGTGTTTCACCATTCTTTACATCATAGGTGTCGTACATTAATGTGTTTGCTTTTACTTTTGCACGAACAGCGACACGTCTTAATAAATTGGTAACAACTTTGAAGTCATAATTTCCATATGAATCGTAAGGTATTTTTGGAATGGATTGAAAATACATAATTAGAATCCCTCTTCTATACGTTCTCTTGAAATTAATTCTAGTTCTGCAAAATTAAGAGATAATGTGGTTTCTACTGGAGGAGCACCTTTACCATCAACTCCAGCAAAAGTTTTATATCTGTCGCCACCATACGATACATCTACTGTTTCTAATACACACTCTGATATTTTATGAAGGTATTGATTACCACTACCGTTGTACATATATTCAATATTAAATGTGTCTGGCACAACTAATGTTTTTCCAGACCTATTTCCATCTTTAAATGATGCAGACATATGTTTTTTAAACGCAAGAACTATTTCATGTACCATATCAACCTCTTCTCGACTTTTTGGTAACATCTTAAAAGTATATTGAAATTTTCTTTTGTTAATATTTCTAAAAGCCAGTTCTAATCTCTCTGCAACAACTTCTCCTGTTGCCATTCCTAATACATCTGTTGCACCTTGAAAGCCTGGAACATTTTCTGCTAATTTTAATGCAGCAAGTATTGCTGCTTCTCTTACAGCTTGAGGAAAGTCATTTGCTAAAGTATCTAACACAGCATCACTAGCTTTTGTACCTGCCATGATATCAGAATAAAGGTCAGCAGCAAATCTTGCACCTTGACCTATAGCAGAATCTTGATAATTTGCACCATATGTAGCTTTAACTCCTGTTGGCATGTACATACTAATTGCAGTATTTAATCTTTTTGTTGCTCTTCTCTTTACGAATACTGTTGATTCTCCAGCACCAACTGGTTTTCTATTTAAATTTTCAAACTCAAATTCTGTTCTTAATTTACCCTTATTTGTAGCATTAAGCTTAAGTCCATCAATTTCTCTATCCTCTTCATTTGAACCATAGGTACTTCTTTTTTTTGGAGCTGTATAGTTATAATTTCCTTTTGTATTAGAACCAAAGCCATGGTCTCCTACACCTGTACCTCCCCTATATCCTGTGCCTCTGCCAACCTTCAACTCTGAACGTGTTTGTTCATTAATAAAGAACATAATATAATGTCCTTGATTTCCTAAGCCTGGAGCTGCTTCTACATCTAAGGGATATCTAAGATTTTTCATTCCAAGTTTTCCAAGGCCTTCACTAAAGTTGTTTAAATCTGCAAAATCATATGAACCACCTCTACCACTTTTACGAGATATAGCGTTTGAAATAGTATTTGTTAAAACAGAAGTTCCAAAATTTAAAGCTGCTGTACGAAATGAAAATGGCATGTATAAATACTCCTATAGGATTTAAACTATTTATAAGAGTTATATAATATGTCGTACAAAGGAAAATATATTCCCAACAATCCCAAGAAATATGTTGGCAATCCATCACAGGTAATCTATCGTTCTTTGTGGGAACGTAAGTTTATGGTATATTGTGATAGGAATGAGAAGGTTGTAGAATGGGGTAGTGAGGAAGTTATAGTGCCCTATAGGTCGCCGTGGGACGGAAGAATGCATAGATACTTCCCAGATTTCTATATCAAGATAAAACAAGGTGATGGTACATATAAAAAGTTTATTATTGAGGTCAAACCTAAGGCTCAATGTAAAGAACCTATTAAAATACCTAAACGTAAAACCAAGAGATGGTATAACGAAGTCAAGACTTGGGGTATCAACCAAGCCAAATGGAAGTGTGCGATAGATTATTGTGAGAACAGAGGTATGGAATTTAAAATTCTTACTGAAGACCACTTGAATCCGAAGTATAAATAGTAGTATGGCACAAGTACCCAGTAAATATATGCAGAGTGTAGTTAAGGCTGCTAAAGGTCGTCCAAAATCTACTGATTGGTTTAGAGATAAAATCAAGGAGTTTGGCCAACCTTCTGCTATGCAACTAATAAGAGATGGAAAACAAAACACTAGACCCTTCTATGGTAATCTAAACATGTTTTTTTATGACCCAAAATTTAAAAAGACATTACCATATTATGATAGGTTTCCTTTGGTTCTACCCATAGAGAGATATTCAGATGGTTTCTTAGGTATCAATCTACACTACCTACCCATACCATTGAGGATAAGACTATTAGATGAATTGATGGATTATAGCTCAGACACTAATTTTGACAGTAAAACAAAACTAAATGTGTTGAGAAAATATAATCAATTAAAAAGATTACCAATATTAAGACCAACAATCAAACGATATCTTGCTGGTCATGTCAAATCATCATTTCGTAAGGTAGATGCAGATGAGTTTGTTGTCGCAACCCTATTACCAGTTCAAAGATTTAGCAAAGCTAATGAGAAAAAAGTTTGGTCAGATTCAAGGAGTATGATTTAATGGCAAAATATGGAAAAGCAGGGCCACTATTAGAGGGTACTGCATATGGTGTTCTTAATGAAATTCTTAGTCAATTTCGTAGTGGTGATGGATATGCACGTCCCAGTAGATATGAAATTCTTATCCAACCACCAAATGGGTTTAAAGGTGGAGGTAGGTCTGAAGAAAAAAATTTATGGGCTCTGATAATGGGTCAAAATGAAGGAGATGGTACTGTAAGAAGAACATCATTGAGATGTAGTCAAATATCATTTCCAGGCAGAACATTAGACTCACAACAAGATACGAATATTTATGGGCCAGTCAGAAATATTGTTCAAGGGTTTTCTTTTGCAGAATTGCAAGCACAATTTCAATTATCAACTGATTTAAGAGAAAAAACATTCTTTGAAACATGGCAAAGACTTGCATTTGACCCAATATCATTTGATGTTGGATATTACAATAGTTATGTTGGTGGTATACAAATTTATCAACTAGACGAACAAGATAGAAGAAAATATGGGGTTGAATTGGTCGAATGTTTTCCAAAAAGTGTTGAACCAGTATCTTTAGATTATGCAGCTGCTAATACTATTTCAACAGTTGGAATTTCATTCTCATATAGATATTGGAAAAACTTAACAGACGAAGGCGATTTACCAAGACCTTTAGGTGAAAGAATTGGTGATTTAATCGTGAACAACATAGAAAGAAACTTTAGAGCTAACATTCCAAAGGTTCTTTCAAGATTATAGTATAATAAAGGATGAAAAATTATGGCATTACCAAAACTAGAATCTCCAACATATACGTTGGAAGTACCATCAACTGGCGAAAAAGTTAAATTTAGACCATTTTTAGTAAAAGAACAAAAAATATTAATGATTGCAGAAGAAAGTAAAGATGACAATCAAATTTATGATGCAATGGAAACTTTAATTAGTTCTTGTACATTTGGAAAGGTAGATGTAAAGACTGTTAATTTATTTGATGTCGAATATATATTTTTACAGTTAAGAGCAAAATCTGTAGGGGAAATGGTAGAATTAAATCTTTTATGTCCAGATGATAACAAGACTCGTGTTCCTACAAAAATTGATTTAACAAAACTAGATGTTGATATAGGTGAGGGTCATACAGATAAAATACCCCTTACAAGTAACATTACCATGCATATGAAATATCCTACTTTGGATAATATAAGAACAATAGACAAAAAGGGTAGTGAAACAGATTCTATTTTTTCTATATTGAAAAGTTGCATACATGAAGTGCATGATGGTGATACAATCTATAGTAGGATTGATATTTCTGATAAAGATATAGATAATTTTATTGACCAGTTTAGCACCCAACAACTTGAAGGTGTGATGAAGTTCTTTGATACCATGCCAAAAGTAAAAATGGTGGTTGATATAACAAATCCAAATACAAAAGTAACGAGTAAGATGACATTGGAGGGTATGGACTCTTTTTTAGTATAGCCCTTTCACATGACTCAGTAAATAATTATTATAAAACTAACTTTGCGTTGATGCAACACCATAAATATAATTTGATGGAGTTAGAAAATATGATGCCTTGGGAAAGGGAAGTATACACAGGATTATTGATAGAACATATTAAAAAAGAAGAAGCAGAAATGAAAAAGGAAAATCAAAGAAATGGATAATAAATATCAAAAAACTGTTGATTTAGCGTATGCAGTTGACCAATGGAGAATATTTCCAAGAGTATTCATAACAACGTATATTTACTTATTATATAAAGTTGTCACATGGTACATGGCATTAGAAGCACCTACAATGGAACAAAGTGGTTTAGTTTCAGTAGTTGTTGGTGCTGGTGCAGCATGGTTTGGATTATATACTGGTTCAAGTAAAAAGTAGGAAACAATCATGGCTGACGATAAAAATTTTAAACTGCTTATAGATGAAGTTAAAACAACTAATAAACTTATATCCAATCAAAAAGAAGGTCAAAAAGAAAGTCAAGAAATTTCAACAGAATTAATAACAAAATCTCAAGATAAAACTACAGAAAATATTAAAAAAGGTAATGAGGAACAAGCAAAACAAGCAGAGAAACAACTTGCTTTAGATAAAATAGCTGCTGATAAACAAAAAAAACTTGATGAAGCACAACTAGCTGCTGAAAAAAGAAAAGAAGCTAGGCAAAAAATATTAGATAGATTAACTAAGTTAAGAAAAAAAGCACCATCTGCTTTATTAAAAGCAGGAAAATTTGCAACATATCAAAATAGAGTAATGAGAAATTTAGCTAAAGGTATTGGAAAATTAAATAGAGGTCTTGGAATAGGTGCGGCATTTAAATCAGGTGGGAAAACTATTTTTGGTGTAATAAAAAAATTAATTCAAGGTGGTCTTGCTATAGGTGGAATACTATTGCTAGATAAATTTTTTAACTCTGACCATTGGCCAAAATTTATTGAACTTCTTAGAACAAAAGTAATACCAGGCGTAAAAGATGCTATTACATTTATTACAGGTCTTTTTACAGGTACATTAGATGAAATGAAAACGGATGACACAGCAGGTAAATTTAAAACATCTGTAATGAGTTTCTTTAAATTGGTTGGTTCATTATTTGGTTTTGGAAGGGATACTTTAGTAGATGATAATGATAATCCTATTTATGGGAAAACTGGGAAAAAACTTCAAAAAGGTTATTTTCAACAAATTAAAGATAATTTTACAAAATTTAAAGATGATTTTGTGCTATTTTTTAAATCTCTTTCAAGGTCACTTGCTAAAGGTTTATTTGGTTATGAAACTGATGAAAAAGATTTTTTCGTAGGTGTACGAAATGACCTAAAAATCATGTTTAAAAGAATAGTTTCTGCTATAGGAGAAGCATTTTATCAAGCATTCCCCAAAATAGCAAACCTTTTTGGTATCAATAGTGAAGCAGAAAATAAATTACTTGCAATGGAAGCTTCTGAGCCAGGAGAGAGATTAAAAGAAACAATGTTTAAGACTACTGATGAAAAAGGTGGAGCAGGAGTAGAGGAAATGTATAATTCGGCTAGTGCTAAAGATAAAAAATTTATGATAGAATATGCAAAGACTTTAAATGAGTACGAAAGACAAAGAATAGATAATCAAACACTTTTAAATCCTTATATACCAAATGCGACTAATAATGCATTTATAGCAGGAGTATTGGGCAAAGATGCATTTAAAGATGGTTTAGGTGGTTATGACCAAAGGCTTGCTGCTAACGCTAATGAGTTTTTTAGGATTCTTATGAAGCCTATACGTTTTTTGCAGAACAATAGAGATGAAGACAAACAACTGACTTCACAAGTTCAAAATAGTTTAGGAGTTATGGCTGATAAAAGCAAAAAAAGAGATGATGCACTTTTAATGTCAGGTGGGGAAATTAACGCCATTGTAGATGGTGAGAGAGTAAAGATTATAGGTAAAATTGTTGACGGAGTTCTTATTAGAGTTGTAAAAGAAATAAAAAAAGATGTAGTACAATCAAAAGAAAATAATATAGCAGTAGCACCAACACAAAATAATATGTATAATAGTAGTCATACTTCTACTAATCCAATAGTATCTGGTGACCCACTTATTAGTAAACTTAGTTATGGTGGAATTTAACAAAAAAAATGCACCCCTAAGAGCTCTTGGGGTGCATTAGCAGTTTATAAATCAACAGGGACTAGTCGTGAGGATTTAAAGGTTTGCCCACCGTGTTTCCATAAACTAAGCGTTCGCTAGTTTATTAAAGTAATCCATAGAGTCTTGGTCTTCACTATCTACGGAATCAGCAACTTTAGGTGCCTCAGATGGTGTTGTATCCACTTTAGGTGCGGCTACAGTTTCTTCTTCTATTGAATCTGTAACATTACCTACAGTAGTTTTACCAGAAAGAACTGTGTCTAATCTGATTTTCAACTCATCATATGACTTGAAGTTACTGTCAGCAGTAAAGTCATTCAGAGAATACTGAGATTTCCAAAGACTTTCTATGGCGTCATCATTATCTAAAATCGCAGTTGGACTATCGAACTCTGACTTATCATAGTTCCAGTATCCATCTACCTTACGGATTTTTAACTTGAAGTTTGCACCTTTCCAAAAGTCAAAAGGATTGATTGCACTTTCATCTTCAAACTCAGGTTGCATTGCAGCCATAATCTTGTCAAAGATTTTCTTCCCATAACGGAATAGAAAAACTTTACCATTGTTTTCTGGATGCTTAGAATCACTCTCAACATATATGTTTGAGTAATACTGCAACTTACGTTTTTGTTTCCTTGCAATTTCCTTATCTGATTCAATTCCAGAATTCCACAGAGCTGTGTTATGTTCTGAAACTGGGTCTTTACCCCCAACGGTAGTAAGAGAGTTCTCTATATACCATTGACCAGTTGGCCCTTGAAAAGCATGACTCCACAGTTTTGCCCAAGGCAAATCTTCACCTTCACAAGATGGAAGAAATCTAATGACTGCATAACCATTACCAGACTTATCTAGCTCTGGTTTCCATAATCTATCGTCCTTATAGGATTTCTTTTCTTGAGGTGCAGAATCTTCTTTTACTGCATTTAGAAGTTTATCGAGCGAATTGCTCTTTCGTAATGAATCTAACGACATTTTTATCTCCTTATGTTATCGTATGTTATTGTATAAATCTTCGTATGTTATATATTCTACATTAGGATATTCACTAATCATTTTATGTATTGGATTAACCCACTTAAAATTCACAATAGTATATTCATTAAATATAGTATTAAGTTGATTATTCCAATTGACTGGATTAAATCCCTTTGCAGTTTCGGGCAGATAATTATCACTACCCTTATACACGTTATTTAGTGGTTCTTTGTAGTCACTACTGTCAAAACCTAACATGTATATCTCGTTAGCACCCCCTTGACACGCAAGGTGTAGTGCAGTATTTCCAGCAGACCAACCATTAGGATAGTCAATACCTTTGACCATATCATTATCATCAACCCATGTGATGTATATTCCTACATTCATTTCTGCTTTTAATTTTAAATCTTCATAATCCAAATCTGGATTTTGTTCCATAGCTTGTTTTACATTTGCATGAACTGTTTCTGGTTCTTTACCTTGTATAACAACATTACCTCTACCAACCCTTGATGTTTCTTTTATCAGTTCAGCTGGATTTGTATCTCTCATAATATCTACGATACCACTAAATGCTGGTAGTATTTCCCAATCGGTAAACCAACAAGTATTCTCTGAAGCATATCCAGATTCATATATCTCTTGTTGCATATTATAATCTACGGATACAAGATTATCAACCTTCATATCACGATAGACTGCATTACAACCCCATGTTTCTATACTGTTTGGTATACTTGTGGGCCAGACTTTACCTAGTCTAGATTCACCATTACCATATACTATAACTTTTTTATACACGTTTGTTGAAATGTCGTCTTGGACGATACCCTTGAGGCCACTCTGGTTGTCTACTAGCAAGTTTCTTAACCCTCTCACCCATTTCATTGTATTTAATCTGCAACTCTGAACATTCATGTTCTAACTGACGAATACGTTCTAATTGCTTCACACATTTATGTTCAAAAAAACCTTCTGAACTATTGGACATAATTTACTCCTGTTTTATTAATGTCATAAGAATCATCTTACACCTTTTTCTATCGAATGTCAAGAACTTTTTGTAGTTTTTTAACATTTTATTTATGTTAGGCCAAACCACATCACCACTCATTTTCTTATCCCAATTCTTTGTATATTCTACAAGACTGTCAAGGATAATCATGGCTTCCATAGATACACGATTACCAAGATGTTCTTTTAATAGTCTTGGGTGTGTATCATCTGGTATTTCAAATATGTCATTGAATGAATTATTCTCTAGTAGTGGGGTTATCTCTTGCTCAAATGTGTAGGTCAAACTCTGCATACGTTTCTTCCACTCCACATAGTTCTCATCACTAAAATCACCTAGCCACCCTTTTTGATTTTTGATGAAGTTTGACAATAGGTAATCTTTGATTGTATCCTTGTCTTTATATTTGCGTGATGTTCGTACAAAGAAGTGTCTGTCATTACGTTTCCAGAAAGAACTTTTTGTTGCTGATGATTTACCATTGTATTTAACAAAGTCATAATCACCCTTTGCAAAGTGTGCCTTCAATGCACAATACATCTGATATACCTCAACTGCTTCCATTATCTTTATCTGGTATTAAACTAAACCATCCTGTGGCTATATACTTTTCGTGTGTTGTTGATATTTGTGATTTATGTGTATGAGTCCACTCGGCTGGCCATATTACAGTATCACCTTTTTTTGCTTTTAATGTTAAATCTTGATATAAAAACTCTGTACCACCATCTGGTACATCATTTAAATAAGTCATAAATGCAAAAATTCTTAACTGTTCATTGTGGTGTCTTTCAAAATGCCAAGCTTTGTAACCACCATTTGGTTTATAATGTTGTATGTTAAAAATATTTGCAAGACCTATACTTAACTGTTGAACCATTTCATATTTTTTTCTATAGTCTAAAAAATTATTTGTTAATATTTCTTGATATTTTTTTACTGTAGGTTGAGATTGTGAATTCCACCAGTTAATGCTTAAATCGGTGGAGTCTTTTACATTTTTATCTTGAACACCACCCTTTTCATCATTTTTCATTATTTGTCCATGCGAATGATGAGATTTAAATTGGTGAAATAAATCTATAAATTTATCACAAATGTCATGGTCTACTTTATAGGTTTCTATAAAGTTCATATAGGCAATTGAGCTGTCTTAGGTAGAAAGTTTAACTCTCTAGCATTGTTCTCTATTTTTTCTTTGAGTGCTTTTGTAATAAGACTAGACACTTTATCTGGTTCAATACCATTCTTGTGGCAATACCATAAAACGGCGTCCATATGTGTTAATTTTTTTTCTTTGACTATATTTTCTATTTCTAATGAAAATACTTTAGGTGTTTGTACTGGCTCTTTCACTTCCATAATTACTCCGTCATAATAAAGGTTAAGGTGGGGCGTTGCACCCCACCAATTTGTACTAATTATATTTCAGCACATGCGTAACAATTGATTTCTAAACCTACTGCTACTTCTTTTACTATTGGTGATTTCCACATGAGAAATACTCCCTTTTAACTATGGTGGACATTCTGTTGCTAGGTAGTCCACCTAAAACCCCGAATAATTATGCTGCTAGAGCATAACCTTCATACGCAAAATTATCGTTTGCATTTAGTCTTTTGACCTATAAAGCAGTCAACCTACAACTCTCCATTTCACTATGTGATACCAGTCGAACCTATTTCGCCCCCTAATTCGGAACTATCTAGATTTGGTGGAGGCGTGGGGTATCGCACCCCAGTCCTGTCTACCTTTTGTTCCACTTCAACAAGTCGTATATTATATATACCACAAAAGTATTGTCTTTGTCAATAGTTAAGATAGGATTTTATTCATTAGTTATAGTGCTTAATATATTTTCTGGACTTGTTTCACCATATGGGTCATCTGGACAATTTTCCATTCTACCTGGCTCTTCCCAGAACATTTCTACAATACCATCATTAATTAGAGCTGCATATCTCCAAGACCTTCTACCAAAACTAAGATTGCTTTTGTCAACTAACATTCCCATACCTCTGGTAAATTCTCCAGAACCATCTGGTATAACTTTTACATTTTCTAACTTCTGGTCTTTTGCCCATGCGTTCATCACGAATGAGTCATTTACAGATACACAATATATCTCATCAATTCCAGTTGCTTTAAGTTTACTATAATGTTCTTCAAAACCTGGCAGTTGCATTGTTGAACACGTTGGTGTAAATGCTCCTGGCAATGAGAATATCAAAACTCTTTTACCTTTAAAGTAATCATCTGTTGTCATTTCTTGCCATTCGTATGGATTATCTCCACCCAAATATTCGTTCCTAACTCTTGTATTAAACGTAACATCATTTGGAACTTTTCTTCCTATAACCATAATTTTCTCCTATAAGTTTTTTTCTTTGTACCAGTTATCAACTGATTCCTTTAATAACGGAATATATTCTGTCTTTTCTTTAACAAACTCTTGAACTGTTCCATCTTCTGTAACGACTAACACTACAAGTTGATTGATTGCCTCACCAGTTCTTTCCTCATACATCTCAGCATAGGCTGCACATTGTATGTAATAGTTTTCAATCCATTCATCTTTCTTTTCTTTGGTTGATGTCTTGAAATCTATGATGGATAATTCGTTATCGTATTCTGCAACACAATCAACACGTCCAGCAAGACCATACTTATCACTCCATAAACCAGCCTCTAGTTTTCTAATGTTATCTATACTCTCTAGTCTGTGGGAAAGTTTTTGAAACATACACCACGGCAAGAAACTCTTTTGGTGCTCTGACCATTTATTAGGCCAGTTCAAATGCATGTTATTTAAATAGTCTTCAGCCATGTGATGGACTTTCGTACCACGATTAGCAGCTGTCCTTGCAATATAGTTTGCAACATCATCTCCAACCCTTTTACGCCATTCCATAATACCTTTTTTATTTCTGATTGACAATACTGTTGTGATTGAAGGGTAGTATTTCCCCTGAGGTGTTTCGTAGACACGAACACCATCTTTGTTTATTGCTGTTATAGGAGGCAACTCTACTGTTTCATGGTTAAATTTCATAATATAATACCTTACTTAAAAATCACGAGCTCCAAGTTTTGTACCAACTGCTCTCATTCTTTCGACCAATCGGTTTGCTCTGTTAGTTACTTGGCGATACCATCTGCTATCCACCATTTCATCTGCAGCTTGATTCCAATCTTTAGAATCTACACCACGCTTCATACCTTTAAATTTACTCAATCTAGTGTAACCCATGTTAAACATCATGTTAGCTATGATTTGTTGTACTTCTTCAGGCAAATCTTCAAAATCTTTATATAGTTTATTACAATCGTTAATTACGGACTGGACATCCATGTCAAAACATTCGGCGACTCTTTCCTTACTGATGGAAGTCCCAACTGCTTGTCCACTTTCTGGGTCAGTCTTAGTAACCAAATGACCGATACCAAAAGTAGGCAAGCCGAGATGGTCAAGGTAAATGTCATATTTTACTCCTTCGTCTATTTCCAGTTGTTTTCTTAGTTGTTGTATATTCATTAGTCAATCCCCAATCCCAATTTTGTTTTCTGAATTAAATAGCTTCTTACAAATCCAGAACGAACAATATCACCGATATCAAATTCTACACAGTTAAATTCTTCCATTTCTTCTAGTATTCTTAGGAAGTCATGTAGACCATTCTTTTCGTTTGTTTTTGATAAATCTGATTGACCAAAATCACCACAGAATACAATCTTTGAATCTTGTCCTACTCTAGTGATAATAGTGTCTAGTTCGTGAAAGTTTAAATTTTGACATTCGTCTACAATAATAATACTATTGTCAAATGTTAATCCTCTTAAAAAAGAGGTAGATAAGAAGTACAAACTACCTTGTTGTTTTAGTTTATCATACAACATATTAAATGCTTGTTCATTAGGTTGTTGAAACATAAACTGTACCATATTTGCATAAGGTACTTGATACAATGCAGCCTTATCTTCTTCATCGCCTGGCAAGAACCCTATCTCCCTTGTGGGTATAAGTGAACGCACCAATACAACTTTGTCATACTTCGTTTGTAGGTTCATTACATCTTGTAATGCAAGATATAAAGATATAAAAGTTTTACCAGTCCCAGCACAACCAAATAGAAACTGATTCTTTTTTTGTTTCCATGTTTCAAATACTATTTTTTGATTGTCTGTAATAGGTTTTATAGATATTAAATTACCTGAGCCAATTTCTAACTTTTGTTTTTTAGACATTATCATTCCTCAATAATAAGTGAGGGAAAAACGTAAGTTCTTCCCTCTGTGTAGAAGGATATTCGTTTAAAAATATATTTCCTTTACACATGTGTATTTATATTATTCCATGTTTCTTAGCAACAGTCTTTACTTTCTTTTGTCTGACATTCTTACCATCACCAAATCTATCTGCAAGTGGACTGTTTGGATGGTTCTGTGCAATCTTACCGAACACCTCTTTCATACCACCGTCCATACCTTTACCAGATGGATTACCAGATGCAACATGGTCACCTACGAGAGCTGCTGTTGTTAACTCTTGTTTAAGGTGTGGGTTATCTTTTAATATTGTTTGTAGATTATCCCATGAACAAAATTCCTCATAGGTTTTGTTAGTCTTCGTATTCGTCAATATATAAGTCGGCATAATATTCTCACTAGTTTTTATAAAATGATGCTAAAGTAGATGGTGCTTCTCCATCATATTTTTCTTCTACTTTTGGTTCAGATATATTTTTTCTTAAATCTGCTGTTACGTTTATATAGTGTCTTAGTTTTTCTTCAGAAGTTTCTGGCGTTATTACTTTTCTCATTTCATGTGTTGCATTTAAATATTCTCTTAAACGACCAATGTCCTTATTCAATTCTTTAATTCTTTTTATAGCTGAATAATATGCTTCTGTTAATTGTGCCATATCTTTTTTAAGCACTTCTATTTCTGAAAGACCTTTCTTTGCAGAGTCTTCTTTCATCATTCTTTTCATAAATGCGTCATGTGTTTCGTACTCATCTGACATATTAACTCCTAATAAGATGGTTTTCTAAGGGAAACCATTCTGGGATTGACCTATTCTTCCAACTTACAAAATCTTTCTTTTCTTTTATATAGTAATTTCTGTATGCAGATATTGGGTCATTCTTAATCTTACAATAATCTGGCATTGCTTGTGTCAATTCGGTATTTTTATTGGAAACAAGATTCTTTGGTGGTCTTTGAAGTATCATAGATGCTTTACTAGAACCGTGAATTTTACCATATCGGTAAGTATATTCTGCAAGAGTAGCCATGTAGAT